TTTCACTTTAGCGCTTAAAAGTGAAATTAAAGGCGCCGTATTTCATTTTTCCTTTTATGCGCCACTAGTGTTGCTTTTTCCTTTTATGCGCCTGTTAGTGTTGCTTCTCATGTTCATTTTTCCCCCCTTTTTCGTCTTGTGCGCCTGTTAGTGTTCATTTTCTCCCTTTTTATGCGCATATTAGTGTTCCTACACACCGTCTGACCCCCCATAGGAGTCCCAAGTCCTTGTTGTAAAAAAATTTTTTGTATTTTATACTGCGGCACATACCAGCCTAACAGCTTGCGACGAGACAATTTAATGACCCTAGCGATCATTCCCGACTACGGGGTTGATATACCGCCCGGCATTTCCTACTTAGACCTACGAGAAAGGGCTGAGGCGGCCTGCAACACCGTGCGTTTATTGGAAGGGCATGGCCTAGACGCTACGCCGGACGAAACAGACGACACAGTAGCTAGCATACTAGCGACGACTTACGCGGAAGACCCCGAGGCAACCTCAAAGAAGGTGGGGAACGCCAACATGCGTACGCTTACCCCCGCGTCCATAGTCCAGACAAACAACATCCTCAAAGAATTCAGCCACATAATCGCTACTTCCGCTGCTGAAATCCGCAATCTAGTTACAAACAAGCTTATACTGGAAACAGAGAACGCTGACCCACGTATACGGATGCGGGCTTTAGAGCTACTAGGTAAGATTTCAGACGTAGGACTATTTGCAGACCGCAAAGAAGTTACTATTACGCATCAGAATACCACCGAACTGCAAGAAAAATTGCGAACAAAGTTAGAGAGGCTCAAAAACCTCAAGCTTAACGCCGAGGGTGTGTACGAAGCTGAAGTTATAGACGTAGAAGCCGAAGAGGTCCAAGACTAATGGAACTCACAGGCCAAGAGATTACTGGGTTTACCCCCGACGAAGTCCAGACCATGTTAGACAATCTGGATAGTTACACCGAAGCCGAGCAGATCGAGATTGCTAACTTATTAGAGGCTTTGGAAGAGCGGCAGGCCATAGAGAACGCACACGCGGACTTGATAGAGTTTTGTTGCTTGATGCAGGAAGACTATAAGGTAGGTAAACACCACAGGATACTGGCCAGCCTGCTGATGGAGATAGAGAAGGGCAAGACTGCGGACGGCGAAAACGGTAGAGCGGTTGCAGTGGATGGTAAGGACCGAGTCTGCGTAAACATCCCCCCGCGCCACGGTAAGTCCCAGCTAGTCTCTATATACTTTCCGGCTTGGTACTTGGGGCGTAACCCAGACAAGAAGGTTATGATGGTGTCCCATACCACTGATCTTGCAGTAGATTTTGGTAGGAAGGTGCGTAACCTGATCTCCACCGCGCAGTACCAGAAGATATTCCCAAACGTACAGCTCGCGTCGGATTCAAAGTCAGCGGGGCGTTGGAACACCAACAGGGGCGGGGAGTACTATGCGTGTGGTATTGGCTCCTCCATCGCCGGTCGTGGTGCGCACCTACTCTTAATTGACGACCCCCATTCAGAACAAGACGTGATTAACGGCAACTTCGATGTGTTTGAGAAAGCGTACGAATGGTTTACCTACGGCGCCCGGACACGTCTTATGCCTCATGGGCGGGTTGCAATCATCCAGACTAGGTGGCACTTAGACGACCTGACTGGGCGGGTTACGCGAGATATGGCCCAGAACGAACTGGCCGATAGGTATGAAGTGGTAGAGTTCCCCGCCATACTGGAGATTGAGCAACCCAACGGTAGTGTAAAAGAAAAGCCCCTGTGGCCGGAGTTCTTTGACCTAGAGGCCCTACACCGTACCAAAGCCTCGATGCCGCTGTTCCAGTGGAACTCGCAGTATCAACAGAACCCTACGGCGGAAGAAGCAGCACTTGTTAAGCGCGAATGGTGGAAGGAGTGGCTCCTTGAAGACCCGCCTAGTTGTGAGTATATAATTATGGCCCTCGACGCGGCGGCTGAGAAACACAACAGGGCTGACTTCACGGCGCTTACTACGTGGGGTGTGTTCTTCCACGAAGAGGAGAACTGCTACTGTATTATCCTGCTCAACGCCATTAAAGAGCGGCTTGAATTTCACGAGCTTAAAGAGATGGCAACCCGCGAATATTTAGAGTGGGAGCCGGATGCGTTTATTGTAGAGAAGAAAAGTAGTGGCACGCCGTTGTATCAAGAGATGCGCAGGTCTGGGCTAATCGTGCAGGAGTATACCCCGCATAGAGGCACTGGAGATAAAACTGCTAGACTTAACTCTGTTTCTGATATAGTGCGCTCAGGACTTGTGTATGTTCCACAAACACGTTGGGCAGAAGAGGTAGTCGAGGAGGTCGCAGGCTTTCCGTTCATGTCTAATGATGACTTGGTAGATACAACCATAATGGCGTTGATGCGGTTTAGGCAAGGTGGGTTTATCTCTCTGCCATCCGACGAAGCAGAAAACGAGGCGGCCTACCGGCACCGCGGCGGATACTATTAGTGGATAAAATAGACGCAAAGTCTGAAAGCTGGATACGTAAGAATTTTAGTTTGTTTTCGCCCGAAGTTAAGCAAATGGCGGGTAAGCGACTAAATATATGTCAGGCGTGCCCAGAATTTAGGCAGAAAATTAACCAGTGTAAGAAATGCGGGTGCATAATGCCCATTAAAGTATTTTTTACAAAAGCCCAATGCCCGATAGGGAACTGGGACCAAGAGGATATATAGATGGCTATCGAGAAAGGTTTGTACGGGATGCCCGAGGGTATTGAAGAAATGGGTGAAGACGAAGCCGTAATAGCTATAGATACTATGTCCGATACGGGTGTCGAGGTAGTGCTAGAAGACGGCAGCGTAGAAATTACCTTTGGCGAAGAAATAGACGAGATTGATGCTGCGCCGTTCGATGCGAACCTTGTTGACTACTTAGAAGACGGGCAGCTAGAAGAAATATCTGGCGACCTGTGCGAAGCCGTAGAAGGTGACATGGCCGCCCGACGTGACTGGGCAGATAGCTACGTTGCGGGCCTTGACGTGCTGGGCATGAAGTACGAAGAGCGAACCGAGCCTTGGGAAAACGCCTGTGGCGTATACAGCAACATTTTGGCGGAAGCCGCTATCCGGTTCCAAGCCGAAGCCATGAGCGAGACGTTCCCCGCCGCCGGTCCTGTAAAGACTAAGATTCTTGGTGAAGCTACCCAAGACAAAGAAGACGCTGCCTTACGTGTTAAGACAGATATGAATTACGAGCTTACCGAAGTTATGGTAGAATACCGCCCCGAACACGAGCGGCTGTTGTATTCCCTCGGTTTGGCTGGCTCTGCCTTTAAGAAGGTGTATTTTGATCCCAGTTTGGGGCGGCAGATTGCCTTATATATCCCTGCGGAAGACGTAATCGTGCCCTACGGTGCCTCTAACATAGAGAGCGCGGAGCGCGTTACGCACGTCATGCGCAAGACAAAGAATGAAATGATTAAGCTACAGGCGGCTGGGTTCTATCGGGACGTGGAACTTGGCGACCCTGTGTCGTTTTTCTCAGATGTTGAAGAAGCTAAGGCTGAGCAGTCGGGCATATCCCTGACCTCAGATGACCGTTACACCGTGCTTGAAGTACACGCTGACCTGAATATTGACGGTGTGGATGGTGCGGACAACGAAGAGTCGTTGCAAGTCGCAAAGCCTTATGTGGTAACGCTTGAGAAGGGTACAGGTAAGATACTGGCTATCCGCCGTAACTGGAACCCTGACGATCCTTTGACACTAAAACGTCAACATTTCGTACATTATGCTTACGTCCCCGGATTTGGATTTTATGGACTCGGACTCATTCACATTATTGGTGGCTACGCTAAAGCTGGCACTAGTATTATCCGTCAGCTCGTGGACGCTGGAACCCTATCTAATCTCCCCGGTGGTCTCAAATCTAGGGGACTACGAGTTAAGGGCGATGACACACCGATTGGTCCGGGCGAATTCCGTGATGTAGATGTGCCGTCCGGTTCTATCCGCGACAACATTATGCCGCTCCCCTATAAGGAGCCGAGCCAAACTCTCTTTGCCCTGCTTAAGCAGATCACCGAAGAGGGGCGACGTTTGGGCGCTATTTCAGATATGAACATCTCCGACATGAGTGCTAACGCGCCTGTTGGAACCACACTCGCTCTACTAGAGCGTACTCTCAAGCCCATGGCCGCTGTCCAGTCTAGGGTACATTACTCAATGAAACAGGAGTTTAAGTTACTCCGAAAGATCATTGCTGAGTACGCGCCAGAAGAGTATCTGTATGTGCCTGACCGTGGTGAACCTCGTGCGCGACGCGCCGACTACGCTATGGTGGAAGTAATTCCTGTCAGTGATCCCAACAGCAGCACGATGGCACAACGAGTTGTGCAGTATCAAACCGTGTTGCAGATGGCACAGGCCGCCCCACAAATCTACGACCTACCACAACTTCATCGCCAGATGATCGAGGTTATGGGTATTAAGAACGCCGACAAGCTAGTGCCTACCGAAGACGATATGCGTCCTACGGACCCCGTTGGTGAAAACATGGGCGCGCTAGTGGGTAACCCCATTAAGGCGTTTATGTACCAAGACCATCAGGCGCACATAGCTACGCACCAAGCCTTCATGCAAGACCCCATGATTATGCAAACTATTGGGCAAAACCCTATGGCGAACCAAATCATGTCTTCGTTACAGGCCCACATCGCAGAGCATACGGCGTTTATGTACCGCCAGCAGATAGAAGAACGTATCGGGGCACCGTTGCCGGGTATGGACGAAGAGCTACCAAGAGAACTAGAAGTGCAAATTGCGCAGCTACAGTCTAAGGCAGCCATCCAACTTACTCAGGCGCACCAGCAACAGCAGGCTCAGCAACAAGCGCAGCAGCAAGCCCAAGACCCAATCGTCCAGATGCAGCAACAAGAACTACAGTTGAAGCAAGGCGAGCTACAGCGTAAATCCCAGAAAGATCAAGCAGATGCGCAGATTAGTGCCGCAAGACTACAGTTGGATGCGCAGAAAAGTGAGCGCACCGCTGCGATTGAGGCCACGCGAGTAGCTAGCCAAACAGATCAAGCTAATGCAAGACAAGACTTAGATGAAGCAAAAGCTATTTTGGACATGGCGAAAGCCAATAGAAAGGGGCAGATGCCCCAGTAAGGAGGTGATCCGTTGTCTACTACCGTCTTTGACGTGCTGAACCAAAAAATTACGGAGCTGAAAGGCTCTAGCGAAGATTTCCTGAAAACCGGCGGAGCTAAAGACTTTGCCGAGTATCGGGAGGTATGTGGCGTTATTCGAGGTCTAGACGCTGCATTAAGAGAAATCAACGACCTTTCGCGTAACTATATGGACGATAACGATGACTGAGACAGTAACGGTTAGTGGGGTCGGGGCAGCAGCTCAGATTACAGAGCAGCTAGATCTGTTTGGTAAAGAAATGGAAGAAACAGCCCTAGAGAAAAAACGTAGAGCACGGATTGAAGTAGAAGCTATAGAAGAAGCAGAGCTAGAAGCTTCTATACCTAAACCCGTAGGCTATCGAGTCCTGATTGCCCTGCCTAACGTCGAAGAGACTTTCGGGGAAAGCGGGCTTATTAAGGCGGAATCTACTCGTCGAGAGGAATATATCCTGTCTACTGTGGGGTCTGTGCTTGATATGGGCGAGCAAGCGTACAGCGATAAAGAGCGCTTTCCTACTGGGCCTTGGTGCAAAGTAGGCGACCATGTGATGTTCCGAGCCAACACCGGTACGCGTTTTAAGGTGAACGGGCAGGAGTTTCGCTTAATGAATGACGACTCTATTGAGGCCGTCGTAGATGATCCGCGAGCTGTTTCGCGTGCATAAGGAGTAAACCATGCCTAGAGAAAACGTAGAATTTGAGTTTCCCGATCCCGATAAAGACGAGATATCTCAAGAAGTTGAAGTTGATATTGCCGAGGAAGACGCGCCGCTTGAAGTAGAAGGTGCGGTTGGTCGGGAGAATATGAAGTCCGCTAAAGGTACTATTAAGGCGGGCGACCTAGAGATTGAGGTAGAGGACGATACGCCGCCAGAAGATCGGGGCCGCAAGCCGTCAGAACCACCCCAAGACGTAACCGACGCGGAGCTTGAGAACTACTCCGATAAGGTTAAAAGCCGAATTAAGCACTTTAGTAAAGGCTACCACGATGAGCGTAGGGCCAAAGAATCGGCGTTACGAGAACGAGAAGCCCTTGAGACGTATGCTCGCAACCTAGTAGCTGAGAACGAAAAGCTAAAAGGTTCGGTGGATCAAAGCCACAACTCGCTTATCCAATCTGCCAAGAAACAGGTAGCGGGGGAGCTAGCTGCGGCAAAAGCGCAGTATCGGCAAGCGTACGAATCTGGCGAGCCAGATGCGGTGCTAGAAGCCCAACAAGCTCTAAACACGGCGCAGATTCGCATGGAGCGAGTTAACGCACTGAAACCTAAAGAAAATCGGGGTTTACAACAACCCGAAACTCCTGTACAAACGCAGGTAACTGCACCTCAACCGCAGGTCGAGCGTGACGACAAAGCTGAAACATGGCGCGATAATAACCCATGGTTTGGCGATGACGACGAAATGACCGCATTTGCGCTAGGGTTGCACAACAAGTTAACGAAAACCGGGGTTGACCCGCGATCTAACGAATACTACGAGCAAATTAACGCTCGTATGCGAACAGTATTCCCCGATCAGTTCGACGATGGGATAGAGGACGAACCAAGAAGTACCCAAAGAAAATCTAGCAACGTGGTTGCTCCCGCTACGCGGAGCACAGCGCCTAAGAAAATTAGGCTAACGCAATCACAAGTCGCTATTGCGAAAAAACTTGGGGTACCGCTGGAAACATACGCCAAACAGGTTGCTGAATTACTGAGGAAACAATAATGGCTCAAAACAGACTAGATAGAGAACTTGAGACCCGTGAGAAGACGGTTCGTAAAACGGCGTGGACGCGACCTACTGTGTTGCCTGATCCCACCCCCGAAGACGGCTATACCTATCACTGGGTTCGTATTTCGACTAACGGTCAATCTGATGCCACTAACGTTTCTTCAAAGTTACGTGAAGGCTGGGAACCCGTACGTGCGGTAGACCACCCCGAGATATTTACTGATACTGTCTCAGACGAGCGGTTTAAGGATAATGTCATTGTGGGCGGACTCATGCTGTGCAAGGCCCCAGAAGAACTTGTCGCAGAACGAAATGCGTTTTACCGGCAACAAGCCGAGTCGCAAATCCACTCTGTGGACAACAACTTAATGCGCGAAAACGACCCTAGAATGCCCCTATTTCACGATAGGAAATCGAAGGTTACTTTCGGCAGTGGAAATTAAATTAGGAGTTATACAATGGCTTATCCAACAGTCAGTGCTCCCTACGGCTTTAAGCCAATCAACCGTATCGACGGTATGCCTTACGCTGGTGCTACTCGCCTTATTCCTATTGCGAGTACATACAACGTGGCTATCTTTGCGGGTGACATGGTTCAAACTGTAGCGGCGGGCACATGTGAAAAGTTCACCGGCACTACTAGTGGTGCTACGGTGGGTGTTTGTGTTGGCGTTCAATACGTCAATTCTCTGAGCCAGTTCACGCCGGCTCAATACTACCCCGGCACTAGCGTTACTGACGCTTACGCTATCGTAGTAGACGACCCTATGGCGGCTTTTAAAGTTGCTGTAACAAATGGTTCTAGTGCAGTAACCGCAGAAGACCGTACTGTTGTCGGCGCTAACATGGCCGTAGTACAAGGTACAGGCGATACTGCTACTGGAGATTCTGGACAATCAGTCCTCGCTGGCTCAGATGCTGTTACAGCAACTATTCCTGTTCGAGTAATTGATGTTGTCACAGATACCGCAACTGGTGCTGATGCTTTTGTTGAGTTGATTGTTAAACTCAATACTCACCAGTACAACTCAACTACTGGCGTATAAGGAGACTAGCAGATGGCTATTTCAAGAGCGCAACTCCTTAAGGAGCTACTACCGGGTCTAAACGCCCTCTTTGGTCTCGAATACGCTAAGTATGGCGACGAGGCTGCTGAAATCTTCGAGTCTGAATCTTCGGATCGTTCTTTTGAAGAAGAAACTAAGTTGTCCGGTTTCAGTGCCGCACCTGTTAAGGGTGAAGGTTCTGCGATTGAATATGACAACGCACAAGAAGCGT